CACCAAGTTTTTTTGCAGTAGCAAGAACTTTCTTCAGATCTGCGTTAGTTGCTTCTTCGATTTCAACAGATTCTTTAGCCATCACTCTCTGAGCGATACTAACAAGCTTCTCAATCTTTTCGTTTTCCATCTTCTTCTTGGTTGCGGCATTTACCTTACTGTAAACCTGCACAATTACAGAAGCGGTCTGCATATCAATCATCTTTCCACCGATCTTTGCGGCTTGTTTATCTGATACAATTGCATTAACCTTATCCATGGTTGATTCATTAACTTCTTGAATCTGTGTAGATTCAACATAAGCATTCAGTTCATACTTGCCAGAATCCATACCATAGACTTGGAAAGCAAGTCTTTTCTTCGTTTCTTTACCTTTCTTGGTAACCTTAACGACATATCGGTTAGTCTTGCCTTTACCTGGCTTTTTAGGTCCAGTTGAAACTTGGTTGAACCAATCATCTTCATCAACCTCAAAGCCTTTCTTCTTAGCAAGATCTGAGGCAGCCTTAGCAGCGGCTGTAAATGTGGGATGATAGAGTTGATAATCTGCTTCAATGATATACTTCTTGTATGCATTTTTTATTTTACTTGGAGTCCAAGTAGCATCAATGTTCGACTCAGTAATGAAAGCATCAAGTCTTTCTGAAATTGATTCATTTACAGACAGCTCAACTGCACGGCGAATGCGAAGGCTCTTAAGTGAAACAGACTCTTTCATCTCCTCACCTGATGGGCGATCCTTAACATTACTTGGATAGTGAATTCTCAATGGATTATTACTAACGAAGATTAACTCGCCGTCAGCATCTAATCCTACCATTGTGAATTCTTGTTTACCCTTTGCATTAAGACTATTAAGAGGACCGAGTTTAATAGCACCTGGTCTCACATTAGAAATGATTGGTTTGAGATCATGCTTCTTAATGAGCTTTTCTCTCTTCTTATCATTATCCTTTGCTCTGATCCAAGCTTTTTCAAGATCCTTGAATGGTCTAGCCGCTTCTTCAAGCTCAATCTCTTCCCCTTCTTTGAGAGATCTTCTCTTCATCTCAGTTCGGATGGCTTTGATGATCGGCTTGGCTGCAGTGTTACCTACTTTTCTGAAGATTGCAAGTAGATCCTTTAAATCTGGATCTGAAAGTCTGGCATAGTCTGAGGCTGTTGCTTCAGAAAGAGCATCGGTAAGTTGATCAACATCTGTAGATTCCTTAACCTTTACCTTACGAACGAACTTCTTTTGGATTGCGTTCCATTTCCAATCCTTCTTATTGAAGTTTTTAAAGTTTGAAACCTCATCATACTCATCAGGTGTTAGAATATTTGTTCTTTCAAGCTCAACTGATTCCTTCTTACCAAGAATCTTTTCAGCAGCATCTTGATCGATCTCTACTGGATATGTTTTGCCTTCGAATTCAAATTCATCTTTGCCAGCAAGCTTTGCTTTAGCAGCTGCTGATGTGAATTCATTCCCCTCTTCAAAATCTGTTTTCTCATCCATATTCTTTGTGATCTTATCAGCCACATCCTTCTTCAAGTTGACCTTATATGTCTTCTCCCCGAATTTAAATTCTTTCTTGCCAGCTTTAGCCGCTTGAGCCAGAGCACCCATAAAGGCTGGGACATCTTCATCGATGACGGTTTCAGGTATAAATTTTTCTCTTTTCATAGTTTTCCCATTAAGTTTTTGATTTGGAGTATTCTTTATGTATTTATAATAAAGTTGTTTTATACCCACTTCTTTCTTCTATACTATCTTTAATTCTGTTTGTTTTGCTATTACTAACTATTTATATTGTTTAAATGTTGCTGAAATTTTCTTTCTCACTTCTGGTGATAGTTCTTTGAAGTGATATAGATTTACGCTATCATCGGTATGAACCTTGCCTGTCATTACTTGACCGTCAGTTTGGTGTTGATCACCAGTCCATTCTTTGCCGTCTGCTGTATAATGACCTTCCGATCTCCATGTCGCTTCTCCGAGTTGTTTTGAAATCCACTTCTTAGCGATGTTATTCTTAGGAGAATCCTTAGCGAACTTAGCCATCTTCTTATATGCAGATGTGGTTGCCTTCTCAATGTTTGCACCCTCAGAGTTATCAACAATAACAAAGTTGGAACCAAACATCGATTGGAATTTACCGAGGTTATTCTGAACCTCTTTCCACATGGTTTCGACTTCGGCATCAGGAAGACTTCTAGAACGTTTTCTATTTCTGATTAGTGCAGTATCTTGATCAGTATTAACAAAGATCATTGCTACATCATAACCAATTGCTTTAAGTAACTCAGACTGCTTTTTAATCTTGGCGAAGTTCTTACCAGTTCCATCAATCACCAAACCGAGGCGGCCATCGATATAAAGATCTCTTTGTTTTGCTGTCAATTCTTTGGCTCTTCCACGAAGTTTTTGACCTTTTGGACTAAAGATATTATCTGGTGTTGGTTCAAGATCTGCTTTCTTTAAAGCTGCTTCAAACTTATCATCCGAATTAACAATCTTGAATCCAAGGGCTGTGAGACCAGTCTTACCAACAGTGAATGATTTACCAGATCCTGGGCCGCCAGCAAGGAATACTGCTTTGAAGATTGCTGGATCATCTACTCCTTCTTCAACTGGTGTGTCTTCTTTCTTCACACACGAGCCCCTTTTGCCGCGGGCGATGCCTGGCACCTTTTCGTAACCATCCCAACAATCTTTTGCCTCAGATATTGTATATCCCAGTTTTGGTACATGATTATATCTTTCGAGTTCTTGACCACTTGGTGTTTGGATGGATAATCCACCCTTAATCTTCACTATCTTAAGATCTTTAGCCCTTAATCCATATTCCTTTTTCAACATCTTTTGGAGTTGACTCATTGACATATATTCAACTTTTTCTCCAAGGATATCTTTAAAACTCTTTATATGTTTGGTCACTCTTGATGTTTCAGTGATGGTGGTTTCGTCTTTCATCTCAACAATCTTATTGAGGAAGTATTTCTTATCATCCGAACCAACGATGAAGTTTGTACGTCTTTCGGTGACAGTTAGAATCTCTCCATTTAGATTTAAGAATCTATCACCAACAAGGAACACCTCTTCGGCGATATATCTTTCACGAATATCTGTGGTCTTTAATTCAACATGTTTGCGGAAGTTGTTCATCTCTTTTAGGCCCATTCTCTTCCGAAGAAGATTGAATACACCTAACTTATCTCCAAATGACTTTGGAAGACCATTTGCAAAGGATTGAAAGTCTCCTGCGATTGCAGCTGCTCTCATTTTAGAGGCAGACATTCCAGAAACATCATCAGCATCTGGATCACGATCGCCCGCAGATACGATTGAGATACCATCTGTAAACTCATAAAAGCCGTGGCGGGCTTTAACACCATTATACTTATTCAAGAGTGTCTTAAAATCGGAAATTCTATCAGCACCAACAACCATTGTTGCTTTCGTGTAGCCTTGATCATAAAGATAAACAAGAGCATCAATTGCGTTTTTCACATTTGGTTCAAGGACAATGTTTCTTCCATGTTTCGGAAAGATCTTGCGCATCAGCATTACCTTCTCCTTATATTGAAGAGGGTCTTTCTTTGGATTATTTGTTTGTGAAGCAAATATCTTATAGTCATTTCCAATGGCCAATGATGCAACTTTAATTAGAAGTTTCTCATGCCCAGTAGTCGGTGGATTGAATCTACCAAAAGTAAACACAACTGACTTTGACTTCTCTTCATTAAACTGTTTAAATCCTTTGATCATAGTTATCTTTCCCATTCTTTAATTAAATCTTTACCTAGACTATTATTTATACACTTATCGCTCCCAACCCTTGATTGTATCAGGTGAGAAGTTATTAGTCGAGAATTCTAAGCGATCAACCAGCTTCACTGCACCACTCTTTGCTCTATCGATTGCAACAAAGCCTTCAGATCCAGTAACCTTAAATCCGTTCTTAGTGCGAATGAATGTATCAAGTTGTTTCACTTGATCTAGTTTACTTATGATAAGCAACTTCGCATCGACGATTGCATTCTGAAGTTGGTACATTAGATCAAGGTTTTTCTTATTCTCTTTCGAGAAGAACTTCATTTCCTCTTCATGCTTTATCGTAACATTTGCTTTGCCCTTTTCACTTGAACGTTTTTCATACTCCTTCTTAAACTTCTCATCAAACCATGTGATAAGATCTTGAACGTGCTTAGTCGTATTTCCAATACGTTGTCCTTTACGAACAAGAGTGTTATTGAATGTCTCAAGTTTAATTGCAAGAGCTTGATTAGATTCAACTTCTTTAAGAGTTGAACTTGCGATCTGTTGGAATATCTTACCAGCTTTAGCAAGTGCTTTAGATACTTGTTCTGTTTCAATCGCTGATAGAGTCGCCTTACCTGAAATATCTCTGAAGTTAGCATCTTGATACCAGATAGAAGCTTTCTTTTTAAGTCCACTAAGATCAACCTTAAAGGATGCTTTCATTGATTCAAAGTCTTTTCCTGTATATGTAGTATGCCATACAACTCCGAGATTTGCCTTTTGTATTGTTTTGGCGAGTGCTGATTTTGCAGGTACCGCATAAACAATAGTGTTAGGTTGAAAGGTAATATACTTCTCACCATCGATTGATTCATTACCTAAGTCACCTTTAGTAAACATAATATCACCTTGAATTACATTTTTAATACCAAGATCCTTCAACTCATTGAATGCAATCACTAGCTTTTCTGCAAGATCGCCAGATGTGTCATTCCGTACTTCAGCTTCTGACTTATATACCTTAGGATTTGCATTAAAGATTCCTTTCTTAGCAACAAAGAATTGACCATCTTCTGGATCAATACCAGCAAAAACTGCAGGTGCTCCATCCCATTTGACTGTTACATCAGTTGAAGAATTACTATTTCCTGCTAGCATATCTCTTAAAGAGCGGAGAGCAAAGATCGCTTCTCTCGTTCCTTTGACACCGCCATAGATGACTGCATCCTCAAGGTGTTGCATGTGAGTATTCTTACCAGCTTTGGAAGCTTCGGATAGATATGTTTTAAATGTTTTCATTAAAGTTTTTTCAGTTTCGACTTATCGATTATGTCTGTCTCAATAGATGTGACAAGCTTTTTGTTTACAGCGTAGAAGTAAGTTCCTTCGACACCTTTATTCTGTGAATACATAATCCAATCTTGTTTCGGATATAGTTTTGGCCACTGTTTTGCAAATCGTGTGTATAGCTTGCTTCGACCAAGATCTTTTTCGTCTTGTTTAGCAGCAGAGAATGTGACCATTTTAATCTTGTCGCCATACTTCTTCATATACTCATCTGTCATTTTCTTCACAGTCATAAACACTCTGAATGGATTACCAGTATCTGTCTTAACAGTTGTGTCTCTATATCCTAATGATACAGCAAATGTTATTTCATGAGCTTCCAAATCATCTGCAGTTCTTAACACCGTATTTTCAGCGTGCTCGATACTATAATTGATTATCCTACCATTCACTGTTGTGAAATCACCTTCACCCATTTCAAATGTGAATGTATCCCAATCATAGTCGTATGGTTCGGCTGTAACTTCAGTTATGTATGTCTTAAATGATTCCACTATGGTGCAAGTTTGATCTTAATATCTTTAGGTTTAACTCTTAAATTTCTTTTCAAGAATTTGGTCAACTGTTTTAGTGCATCCTTATATGATGATTGTGCTTTAGCGACAAACGTGTCTGTATCTAAGGCACTTACAATACCATCAGAAATGGATGCTGTATAATCAAATGACCAGTTTCCTTCTCCTTTGGGACTCTGTCCTTTATGTGAGAATTGCCAAGGTGTGGTGTCAATAGCATATCCTTCTTCTAATTCAGTCTCTTCACAAAATGTTTTAAATGTTTTCATTGATTCATCTATTTCGATTTTGAGTGGAGTTGTTCCTGCCTTATAGATTCTATGATAAGCCATTTTGGATACATTAAGAATATCTCCAGCCTCTAATAGTTGAGGAACTTCATTATCCATTTGAAACATCCATCCATCACCTTCTAGTACTGTAATAACACGATCTACTCGATCACGGTGCCAAACCAATTCATCCGATTCAATGTTAGATTCAAATGTACGAATCTTTAGTTTACCTTCTGTTTTATCTGTGTATGGTTTACTCATATTACCAAAAAAAGTTGCCGCCGCCTTTTAAGCCAAGTTCTGCGGCATATCGTGGGAGATTGCATGACCAGTAGCCAGCTTTTGTTTTATCTTTCTTTAAATGACATTGGTGTCTAGCCGCGAAAGATTTGCGGGCTTCGGGATCATCGATCTTAGCCTTAAGACCAGATGTATCACCAAACTGAACCTTGATTACATTACCTTTATCATTCTTAACATAAACGTAGAACTTCTTTTTGCCGCCACGTTTTGGTTTATTCAATTCGACTTCATCACCTTTATATTCTGCTTCAATCAATGGATGATCTAAAGGAACTTCCACACCTTCATACATTGCAAGTTTACCGATATCTGTTGATAAAAGATATTCATCAAACTCATTCAATGGATTTAATGCAGATTCTTTCATCTGTCTAGCATATTCAAATAGCTTATAGTAATTCTCCGAGTGTGGTCGGAAAATGTTATGTGCTAATGGGATTTGATTCTCTCTGTGGAATCGTAGGGCTGTTTCCAATTGACTCATTATTTTTCGGTTAACTTTATGTATGCACTAGAATCTGATGTTGAACTACCTGCGTAATTAACAATCTGTGTAACAAACTGATCAGCCTTTGTGCCACCTTGGTGGATCAAAGTGAGAATATGTAATCCACCAAGTTTTCCATGAATCCACACTGCGGCTGCCTTACTTTTCATTTTTCCAAGTTCTTCAACGACCTGTTCAGATGAAATTGTCTTATCAAACTTCTGGAGCATCGATGTGAACTTATTGACAGCCTTTTTATCACCGGCCGCG